TTGGTGATCGAAACAAAAATCCATCAGTAACAGGTTGGTTTCGTTGTAATGGGTTGTTTTCTAGATTTTCAACCAATTTGGTTTCAAACGATCCGTCTGAATTCTTTGCAGTCACAGTGTACCCAAACATGCTGCTGATCACATTAAGTTCTAGAGGTTCATAGGTCATCGTTGCACCTTAAAATTATAAAATGTTTATAAGGCATATTTTGTTAACATGCTATCTTACTAAATAGTTATATGAAGTACATTACAGCAAAAAAATTTATGAGTCAATACCAAATTACTAAACAAACTCTATATTGAAATATCGTGTTTCCCACGAACCGGGTTCAAATACCTGCGGTGGTTTTAGATTAATGAGTGAAAGTAGTCTTGTTACTATTTTTACTCGTTAGTTATTTTATTGGTCAACCTCAGATTCAATTAAAAGATTGGCATGCACTACCACTACATGTGAATACCCAATCGCATGAGATTTTTTGAAGAAATAGGCATCGTCTTCTGTTTTGGTCCATACCTCATCCTGAACTGCATCAAACCCATGCAGCTTGCATTTATTAATAAGATGTTTTTTGCTGGGGCGTATTAAAGCCAATACCGTGGCTAATTCTATTATAGAACTGGGTTTAAGGTCAGCAACCAATTTGTTGTGGTTACTGATATGAAACAGTTTTTCACAAAATTCTTTCTCGTATAATCGATTCCAATCCAAAGGTGTGTTCATTAGTTTCAATAAGTGTGCTTCATCTCGAACCTGTTCATATACACCCACATTCAACAAATCAATTTTATAACAGTTCTTTTCAGCAGCCATTTTGTAATCCAGGCTGCATAACCCTGTTACAGGATCTACTGGTACTGCATGAAAATAAACACCAGTATTATGTTTAATTAATTGTTGATCTCGATATATACTGGCAGCTACATATGGTATACCTTGCAATGCATGATCTCTATCAGCAAAATCGATATCAACATCACCTCTGTTATGGCTCATAGCTCACTTTTCTTTTCAATTCATTTTCTAAACGCTTGATAAGCTTATCTTGATTCTCTAATTTATCCGTTTGTTTTCTAATAGAATTTTGCATTGATTTTACTGTTTGTTCTAGGGTTCTAACTTTGATTAGCAATGTCTGTAATGCTATGTCTCGATTCTTTTCAGAAATTAGTTCCTTGTGTCGTTCTATGGGAGTAATAACTTCTGATTCTTGAGTTTCCTCGTCTTGTGACATATCCAAATCCTGATACATGTCGGTATCGATAATTTGATCTCTTAACTTGCTTGCCATTTTAATCCTTTCAACTATGTTACTTTAAACACAGATCATTAATCAACTTTTTTGCCAGTTAATGGATTCCAACTACGCCCATCGATACTCAGCAAAGGATGGTTTAATAGAATTGAAAAATCCCTACCAGAATTTTCACTCATGCGCTCTATAGCAGCAACACATTGTTGGCTCACTAAAATTTGAACCAAATACCTTTTTAAATATCGAATATCACCTATAACAAATTCTTCGGCTTCTCTACGATTGCCATAGTAGTCGATTTGTAAAATACGTTTGTCTTGTCTAAGTCTATCGTAATCTAAAACAAAAACAATTCCGTATCCACTGGCCCATGCCCTTGCAAACTCCAAAGATCTAGTAAGGCTCACACCCGTATAATATTCTTCATCTGATGACACAGTATCCTTTTGTCTTCTGGGCAACTCTATCTTAAAGAAATCATCTTTGTGTTTGATTACTTTGGTTACCGGATGACTAATAAAACCTTTGATACAATTATCATTGATTATTTCCACAGCACTTAATTCATCTGTGCTATGATACACGTGCCAGGGATTAACCGTTTCCAAAAGATCAAACATTACCAATTCCTGCAAGACCAATAATTGGCTCGCCATTTGGGACCTGGATTGGTATCGCAATGGTGTCGGGCTCTATAAGATTTTCGATGTTTGGGAAATCTCTTTTTAATGGTCATGTGTGGGTCGCCAAAATTGACTTTTACAATATTACCTTTGCCATTCTTGGTATACACTGAAAATTTCTTGGGACCATTCGGAGTTCTAAAAGGTTTATTAAGGGTTACCTTCTTTCCGTGGTATTCTGCTTCTGTTAGAATAGTAGATTCTTTTAACCAACCGTATTTTAAAAAAAATTCGTCGCCGTTTAATGTTTCTTCAAATAAATCATGTATTCTCATACAACTATTTATTCAATCTCAAAGTCCTGCGTCAGACAATGTGTTTCTTAAAAAGCTTACCCCATCAGAATTCTTACTAAATTTAATTTTCCAAGAATGAATTGGTGCAAATTCTTTGATCATAGACAATTGCTCTGGAGTGCATCTGTCAAATAGATCTATTGCACTGTCCACATTATATAATACCCATGGACTTATTCGACCTCTCTTTAACCATAGAACCGCTTGTCCAGGACTGATCTTTCTGAAAAAATCAACCCATGGTTCATTGGTTTCTTGACTCCATTGCTGCATCAGTAATATATTTCTTTCCAATGCTTCTTCTGGTGATTCTTTTTTTGTCAGCTCTCTGACATACTGATCATACACAGTATCATTGCACCATTGATTAATTGGTATATTAGCTCGAATCACATAATCAATAAAGCGCTTGGGGTCAATGGCATTCAAATCTGTAATATGCTTACCAAACTTATAGAAGCTAGAATAATAATTACTGTCTATAAATTCTTTGTAACTACGTTTGAGTTTTTGTCCGGTGCTGTTCATACTGAGCTCATAAAACCTAGACCAAGCTAGAAATGCATATCTAGCTTGTGGTTGATCTCGCATAAACCAACGACGTTTTTTCTCACAACTATGATTAATCAAACCTCGCTCTTGTGCAAACACTCTAGAACAAAATTCACATTTCCAATTATTCAACGTTGGCATATTCTTTGGCAATGACCTGTGCTTCTTCTGGGGTTAATCCGCATTCTATAGCCAGTTGCTTGATACTGGTCTTGTCATACATATTAATTAATATTTCTAGTTCGTCTTCATTAACATCTGGATGTTGTAGTTTGAAAAACTCATTTAGTTTTTTCGTGGCTACATTTTTGCGCTTGGATATCCAAGGTCTGTTTTGGCGTCGACCCAATCCAGTTATACACATCAATTTATGCTGAAGCTCTGGGTGCTTGGTTAATTCCCAATGCCCCACATTGACCAAATCATTTACCATTATAACCGCGTCGCCGCATTGTGGGTTTTGACTGGGAAGACTACTCATGTATCTCATTAGAAGTAATGGTACATATCCTTTCTTTTCTTCTTCACTAAGGTTTTCATAGAAATTCATATTTCCTTGATCTATTGATGTTAACACAGAGAATAAATCAAGTTTATAGGTTTTTTTAGCAACGGCCATCTAAATCTCCAACTCAAAATATGATACTTGGTATGAGAAGTGAACTCAAGAATAATAATCCGCCTTATTTTAGACAGATTGATAAATAAAACGACATACAAGGAGATTAACATGGGTCGCCCTATTAAAAAAGCTTATTTAGGCAATACTGCTGCCGCATCACAAGCAATTGCAATCAATGCTTGGGTTGCAGGTGATACACAAGCAAGAACAGGTTGGATAGTAAAACAAAAAACATTCAATGGGTATTCTTGCAACACTGCTAACGTTGTAGCTGGTACTACATTTATTGGTACTTGCTTTTTACAAAATGGTGCACCAACAGCAGCTGGACAAGCATCGTTGTTAATCACACCATACGGTGCAAACGGTAGTGGTGTTAACGGAACTGCTAACGTTAGCTTATATAGTCCAGGCACATTATCAGTTTTAGGTACTGGTTTATATTCTGCAAGTTATAAGCCAGGCGAATTCTTAACATTAGTTGGTGGAACCAGTAGTGTTGTAGCAAACCTAAGCATTCAAAGTGTTCAAGTTCGTATTGCTCCTGTTGCTTCTTCAGGTAATGGTTACACCGTAGGTGATACGTTTACATTTAGTGGACCCAACTTTGCAAGTGCTGCAACTGTTGCAGTTGCAACTACAACAGGTAACGGACAGGTTGCAACGGTAAACGTAACAACAGGCGGTTCATATACAAGCTCAACATTGCCAGTTGGTGCACAAACTGCAAACGTTGCAGTTACTTCAAATACCAGTGTTGGTACTGCACCCACATTTAATTTGGGTTGGGCTCCCAATCAATTGTCAGTTATCAATGCAGGGGTGTACTCAAGTGTCCCAACAAACCCTGTTGCCACAACAGGTAGTGCTTCTGGAACAGGAGCAACAATAAATGTTTCTTGGTCTGTAAGCTCTGTATATGTAAACAATGGTGGATCTGGATACGATGGTCCTGGTGCAGTCAACGTTTCTTTTAACTCTACATCACAAGTTGGATCACCTGCATTAGCAACTGCAACTGTAAGTGCCACAACAGGCAACGTAACAGCGGTGACCGTACAAGCTGGTGGATCTTACTCAACCGTGCCAGGCGTAATATTTGCCAATAGTGCAACAACAAAATATGCTTATAAGCTTGAAGACAGAACAGTAACAGCATTTGATGGATCTTCTTATCAATGGCTAGCTACTGGATCAACAATGACAAACAATAAACAAGCTATTATACCAACAGCATAATTTTCTCGCTCACTACTTAATTGTAGATAGCAGACTCAGGCAAAACCCCTAGAAAACCGTAGCGATCTAGGGGTTTTGTTTTATCTGATGGTTTAAATAAATAATGTTTGATTCATATTAGGAGAATCGGATGGCAAAAATTAAAGTTTCAGTAATAAATGAAAGTACCGTATTAAAAGATCATGATGTGCAACCGGTTGTAAATGCACTTCAAGTTCAAGTAACTAGAGATTTCGCCCCACATTGGGGAATTGATGCAGATGTTGTTTATGTGCCAGCTGGACATAAACCAGATCCCACTACTTGGTGGTTGGTCCTTCTTGACAATAGTGATCAACAGGGTGCATTGGGGTATCACGATCTTACACCAACGGGTTTACCCATGGGAAAAGTTTTTATCAAAACAGATCTACAATATAAATTAGCTTGGTCAGTAACAATGAGTCACGAATTATTGGAAATGATTGCAGACCCAGATATTGATTTGACAGTGTTTAGTCAAACATCTGATACCGCAGGGTACCTATATGCTTTTGAAATGTGCGATGCAGTAGAGGATGATTCTTTTGGTTATGCGATTGGCAGCGTTAAAGTTTCTAACTTTGTTCTACCCGCATATTTTCAACCCGGAATTCCTGGCCAAAAATGGGATTTTATGGGCAAGCTACCAGGACCAGTTCCTGCTATGTTAACAGGAGGATATTTAAGCCAGTTTCCAGTTAATCAACCAGGGTCAACTTCTGGGTGGACGCAGATCAACGCTGAATTGGTAAATGAAGCAACACATTCTAGAACCAAGGGTAGTGGTGGTGGAACTAGAAAAGTCAAAAGAGCTAATAAAGCCACAATACAAAAAAGTAGTGACACACTGCTTTAAAATAACTTTCTAATATCAATGGCCTCGGGCACCTTGCCTATGTCTTTAATAAAGAATGCGCAAAGGGGTTCGGGGCCGTCGTCTAAAGGAACTGCCAACAAATGACCATTTTTTAATTTAGGGAAATACCATTTAACATCAGGCCAAATATTCACTATTTCAAATTTAGTAAATTTAGGCATATATCCATTTACAGGATTGTATGTGAACACGTCGAAATCTTTATCGTTTAAATATATCAAAGGCATGATTTCTAAATCACCACTATTAATATCTCCGATAATTACTGACCAATCCAATGGCATTTGAATATTTTTATTTCCTATCTTAATATCCACACAAGGGCTATTAAAACTTTCTAAGAATATCAATGGAATGAAATAATAATCCACATCACTTTGATCGCTGTAATCCAACACACAGTAGTTTATTTCAGATGCAGCTTCTGGTATTTGATTAATATTATATGTAGTGTTTTCAGCCGTTAAAAGTCTCATGATTTTCTTTTTAATATTTTATACAAATATTTACCAAGAATTTTACATGGTTATGTTAGATAATCGACTTTTTCTATGGTATATGGATATTTGGCGGTGTCGTAATGTTTCTTTCTAGCAGCGAGATGCCTTTTACTGAACTTACAAGTACTGGTAATATCATAAATCATGGCATGATCTTTGTCATTAGCCATTCGCAATCCTCTACCAATACTTTGTATGACTCGAATAAAGCTTTTACCTGGCTCAACCATGACCAAATTAAAGATACGGGGTATGTCTAATCCAACTGCTGCCACCCCAAATGTTGCAATCACTACTTGGTCATCTAGAATACGAATAGTGTCATATGTTTTTGCTCGGTCTTTGGTTTTAACACCACCACTAACAAACACACTATTGGGTATTAATTCTGCTAACTTTTTTCCAGTCTCAATTCTATCCACAAGAACAACTGTGTTACCAGAATCCTTGATATTCATAATTGAGTCGGCCATCCATTTTAATCTGGCAGTATCTGTAGTTAAAAATTTGAGTTCGTCTGGATATCTGTTGTATACCGCAGATTCTCTGGTTTGTAATATGTTGACGTGACAGTTTGCGAGCACGCCTTGTTCTTGTAATTCAGCGGCATGTAATTCTCCAACCACAGGTCCAATGGCACTCAACAAACTCAACTTGTCTTGTTCCAATTCTGGTAAAGTGCCAGTTAGTCCCCATCGAATAGGAATGTGTGCAAAGGTTTGTGTTAGCAATGCAGTCAATACATCAGCTTTTACTTGATGGCAATTCGAAACCACTGCTTGTTCAACTACATAATTATGATCATTTTTAATATGTAGATTGTATACTGTTTCTGGTTTATCTATTATTGTTTTTTTTAAAAGTTTCATATAAGCCTCTTATTTTCAACGTTGTTTTTTCATCAAATTTAGAATAGTCTATTATATTAATATGATTATGTATCCAATATTGATCTACGACTAAAACAGTATACTTGTTGATGGTTGCCCAAGTATATAAAGCATCTATTTTCTTTTTAAAATTTTCGTCAGAATGAAATTCTTTTGGTTTAACCTCAATGACCAATCTGTTAACATTATCGATAAAATCAACAATGTATACTTTTTCCTTACCTTCTTCATTTATATATTTTATTCTTAATTTTTCATATTCAGCATTTTTATTATGGTATTGATATAATGCCTCCCAGCTAGACCTATATCTTTTGTTATCAAAAATACTATCCAATCTTGTGCGTCTATTATTAGATTTTGGTGTAAATGATCCATCAAGTATTTTAGATTTTATAATCATTGATTGATTTATTTTATATTCTTCAGTATGAAGGTATCCAAACATTGGATTACCTTCACCAATTCTATCAACACTCATTTTAGCCAACGACGGATGAGTTTCTTTTGTTAAACCTGTTTGCCAAGAGCTATATGCCGTTCCAGCTTTAGTAATATATCCATTTAATTTCTTGCCTTTAATCCAAGGCGTTCCAGTATTTAAATTATTTCTAATTTTTTCACCGTATAATTTTTGACATTTTATTCCGCCTATTCGACTTAGCTCTCCCCTAATATAAGATACGTTTATTTTTCCTGAAACGATATCATCCATGTGCATTGCCCAAATTTTTTCTTTAGAAGAAAGTCTTCGAACAAATAATCTTCGATCCTTACCGACTAATATTTTATCATTATTAAGCCTGATATGTGTTCCAGAATACTCTGTTATTC